GCTGTAGACCAAATTCAAGGTCAAACAGTTGCTTCTTTGTCTTGTAACACTCCAAAGAACAATTATTTCACTTGTGACACAAATATCTTCCTAAATCACAATGCTACGATCACTCAACCGTTTACAGGAGCAACTGCAACGGTAATTGGTCTAATTGAGGAATCTGACAAGTTTGTTGTTAAGAATGTCACTGGTACATTCGATTTAGTTAATACAATTCAATCTGACACTGAAATCTACAATTTAACCTTTGATAATACAGTTGTAGCTTCAGTTGGAGATAAAGTAGTATATCAAGTACAAGATGGTGGTGTTGCTCACGAAGCAGCAATAGGTAAGGTTCTGCGTAACGTTTTTGATAAAAATACCGTTATTGTCGAATTGCAACCTGCTAACCCTAATTTATTGACATCTACGGATAATCAGGGTAACACAATTACACTTCCATCTAATCAGTACGTTGATATCGGATATTTCGCTACAGGCAACGGTATAGCGTTAGGATCAGACGCTGCGACTATCGTTAACGTTAAATCATTATCTAAAGGGTTCAAATTATTAGATATTGAGGATAACATTGCCGTCCTTAGGACATCAGTCGAAAAACACGGACTAGCAGTAGGCGATGAAGTTATTGTCACCGTCGAACCAAATGCTGCTATTGCCACTCAGACATATGCAGTAGAGACTAAGAAGTATCATACTGTCCAACTACAAGAACCCACCAAAACCACTAGTATTAATGGTTCTGGGGTAGCAAGACTTCAATTAGTCAACTCTGGACAAGGATTTACTGCAGATGCCACTTTCCAAGCTGTCACATTAACTTCTACATCTGGTTCTGGTACTGCTGCTACTGTAGATGTTACAACAGATTCTAGTGGTCGTGTCGCATCCTTTACTATTGCTAGTAAGGGTGATGGATACAAGTATGGAGACACCTTAACAGTTACACCTGCTCAGTTGGGTGGAAATGTTGGTGCTCAGTTATGTACATTCTTTGTAGATGCTGCAGGATGTGCTAAGAATGATACTGTTATTACTGTTCTCAACAGTACAGGTATTGCTCAAGGTGATATCCTTAAGATTACTGATGAATTGGTACAAGTTACCAATGTGACTGGTCAATATCTAACTGTTAGCCGTGGTGTTAATGGTTCAGAGGCAGATGACCATATTGAAGGTGCTAGTGTTGAGTTAAGATCGAATTTCTACAGATTTACGAAGGATGCTAATATTTCCTTCTCTAACAACACTGCTTATATCGATAGTTACGATGCAGATACCCATAAACTGATTGTATACTATACAAATGAGATTGATACTGAGATAGATGCAACTTCAACCTTCTTGGATGGTAGTACACCAGCGAGACAGGTTGCTATCACTAGTGTTGAACCAACAGACCTAAGATTTAGATTTAAGAAGGATGGAACTCTAGAATGGTTCCGTAATATCAGTTTAGACGTACAAAAAACGTATCGTTACGTTTTCGATACCAGTGATGCTTCATTAGTAGATAGAAACCTTAAATTCTACGAAAACGTTTATAGAACGACAGAATTAGTTCAAGCTTTTGAATCAGTAGCAAAACCAGGTAATTCTGATTCATATACTTCATTCCAATTGGGTTATGGTATACCTATTGATGGTGTTACTTGGAATAGTACACCTGTACTAGATAGTCCAACCAAAATTTACTATGGAGAGGTATCTAATAAGATTAATAGCGAAGATCAGTTCTTTAGTCTTGTAGAAGACCCATTTGCAGGTAAGCACGCTGTATTCTATGGATATGAGTACGAATTTGCTTATAGGCTAAATTCTGTTCCTCAGAATGAAGGATTTACGAATGTACAGTATTATACCGACTCTCTATACGCTGTAGGAGCGATTAAGAGAGTTAAAGTCATCTCAGGTGGTAAAAACTATACGATGCCTCCTCAGATCCCTGGAGTGTTCTTAAACAAGCGTTTTAGAGGCGATTTTACTCCAGTTATCGAAAGTGGAAGGATTACTTCAGTCACAGTTGGAAATACTGGTCTGAATTATTCTAAACCCGTTGTTTTACTCGAAAATGAAGGTGATGGAGTAAATGCTGAGTTTAATATCGAATTAAGAGCAGATGGTAGCGTAAGTCGTATTATTCCGACTAATGAAGGATCTCTTTACGATGAGAACACTACTTTGCGTCTTTATGAGTCCGATGTTAAGTTATTTGCTCACGGAGAGGATATTGGTAAGTTAGCAACCCTAGAAATCATTTCTTCGGGTAAAGACTTCAATAATGACCCAACTTTGATTCCTCAGGTCAATCCACCCATTGTAATGACTCTAAAAGATATGCCAGACAAGGCATTCTTGAATGGAGAGCTTATTACCCAAAGAAGTGCTGGTGGAGACTTACTTGCTTCGGGTAGAGTCGATTATTGGATTGATGGAATGAATATCCTTCGTTTGAAAGGATTATTCGGAAAATTCGTTCAAGACCGTCCACTTTACGGTGCAACACTTCGTAGTACCGCAAATATCCAAAAAATCTTTGTTGCGAACATAACTCCCGAAATTGGACCTACAAGTACTTCAGTTGGTTCATATGGAAGTGATAGAAGCAAATTAAGTGCTATTTCGCAGAAAATTCAAGATGGAGTCTATTATCAAGATTATTCTTACGTAGTTAAGTCTACAGTCTCAATTAACGACTGGAGAGACTTTGTTAAGACATTTACCCACCCTGCTGGATTTAACCTCTTTGGAGAGGTCTTAATCGAGTCAGATGGTGATGGAACGCAACCAGAGACCATTGACACCCCACAATCGGGTATTAAGGATAATGGCTTCGGTGCTGTTATGAGTATCCTTGAACCAGGCGTTTTAGGTGTTCAATCTGCTCATAAGTCAAGAAGAATTACACAATCCCACGTTAGAGTTGATTCCTTCGAGAAACAGCGTGGTCAAGGTACTATTAACTATAGTGAACAGAATAATGTTGAGATTGAGGTATTTGACCTTGATATCTCACCAGATTTCGATGGTGCAGTTCAGGTGGACGGTACCATAACTGGCACAAAGACATTTACTCTGTTTAAGAAAGATATTAACGAGATTCTATCTCCATACAGAGCACAGCAATTATTAGTCACTTTGGATGGTGTTTTACAGGATCCAGATACTGCTTATACTATTAGTGGATCTACGATTACATTTGCTGAAGCACCATTAGGGCCATATACAGATCCTAGTACTGGTATATTTGTACCAGGTGTTACGTTTTATGGCAAATCATTAAGGTTCCAAGATGACGCGAATAATGCACGTTATATGTTGGAATCAAACAACATAACGAGCCTTTTCGACGGCACAACGACAGAATTCGACTTAGGAATCGAAATTGTTGAAGGTGATCATATGTTCATCTCCTTGGATGGTGTTATCCAAGAACCTGATGTAGCATTTACATTAACGACAAATCCTGGTAATGGTAAGGTTACTTTCACAGAACCACCTCGTCAGGTTGGTAAGATTGTAGAACTAGAAATAGGCGATGCAACAGATTGGTTAGTAAATGATTTTGTTGTAGGACAAACCACAGGTGCACGTGGTGAAATCGTTTCTAAACGCTATTTCCAAGATGATAGATTCCTAGATGCATCAAATATCATTGAAGATAACTCTGCTGTATTAGCAGAAGAAGCAGTTGGTATTCTTGATGATACCAGTAAATTCTCATCTGAATATTTCACATATCCAGGATTAGGAAGGAATCAGTGTATTGTTGACCTTAAGTCTGTTCTTAAGGCAATGGCAAATGACCTAAGTCTTGGTGGTAACAGTAATGTATATGATGCTGCTAAAGAGTATCTACTAGATCCTGCATCAACTACTTCTGATATTAAGCACATTGAGGGTGAAGTAGAGGCAACTCTCTGGGCTATGAAGTATTTGAAGGATATGACAATAATGTCTGTCCGTAATAAGTTTGGTATTGATAATCTATATGGATATCAAAGAGCTGCTGCTGCAGTCTTTAACCTTACTCCTACAAACGCTACTTATAGTGCTGCGACTGGAAATCTGGTTCTTACGATACCTGATCACGACCTTACTACCTCTTCTTATATTGCTATTGCTACTAATGCTTTGACATTCACCTGCAATATGGATGCCAATGGTAGTAATCACACTTATCCTCGTGTTGGAGACCCCGCACACAATACAGTATTGCCTGTAACTGCTATAACTGACAATACAGTTACTGTAAATGTTGGTGCTTCTCCAATTGTTAACTATACACCTACTGATGCAACATATGATCCTGCAACGGGTCTTATGGAACTTACTATTGGATCACATAAGTTATCCTCTGGTACTAGTATCAAGTTAGTAAACGATTCTATATCATTTACTTGTGAGATGGATGATCGTGCGACGGTTCATACCTATCCACGTTCTACTGATCCAGTATCAGACACTGCGATTAATATTGTAAGTACAGGAACCACGTCTCATACTGCGATTAATGCGTCTTATACTCCTGTGACTGGTGTAATGAATATTGTAGTACCAGATCACGGATTTAATGATGGTGATAAGATTAAGATTGTCGATAACTCATTCACATTCACTTGTGAGATGGATAACAAGTATGGCAATCATACTTATCCTAGATCTACAGATCCAGCCAGTGACACTTGGTTAGAGATTAGTGGTAAAACTAATGATTCATTCAATGTTAATGTTGGAACTACAAATTTAAAGAATCATAATGTTTCATCTGCGACATATAACCCTGTAACTGGTGACTTAAGTCTTAATATAGGAAATCATACCTTAACTTCAGGTACTAGCATTAAGATTGCAGATAATTCTTTGATGTTTACCTGTGCTCAGGATGATCACTATACAGTTCATAGTTATCCTAGGGCAACTGACCCATATCATAATGAGCCTATTACTATCACTGGTACTACTTCAGACAGTATTACTGTTAATGTAGGAACCACCCAGAATGCAGGTTATACTCCTCAGACCGCTTCATATGATCCTACAACGGGTCTTATGGATATTACCATAGGAAACCATACATTTAGGGAACCAGAACAATTAACACCTACATTTGCTACCTATAATGCTGGTACTGGTATTATGGAGGTAACTGTTGCTGGACACGAGATGTCTGTAGGTGACAGAGTTAAGTTTGCTGCTAATTCTCTCACATTTGAGTGTGAGATGGATGGACAACAGTCTCAGAAGACATATCCTCGTGCTTCAGATCCTTGGGTAGACCAATGGATGCCAATTAGCGAAGTTACGACTGATACCTTTAAAGTATTTGTTGGTTCATCACCTCTTAAGACATTTGATGTAAGTGCTGCTACATATGATCCAAATACAGGTGATTTAGAACTTACTATTGGTACTCACGGTCTTGTACAGAACGATAGTATCAAACTTGCAGCAGATTCATTAACCTTTACTTGTGATTTTAATGGCGATGGTAACACAACTAATAAGACGTATCCACGAGCTACTGGATCCGCAGCCACTGGAACAGGTGGGTCTGATTACGTTTATAATACTGCTATCCCTATTACTGGGGTAACGGCAACAACGATTATAGTCAATGTAAACGGTGGACAGGGTGCTATTACAGACACTACTGGTCACAATTTCGTATCTGCAACTGCAGGTGCTGTAATTACTGGTGGTAACTACACTCACCACTTCTCTTCTGCTTCTGCTAATGCTATTACTAAAGCAGGAGAATCATTAAGAATTGTTGAGGATGGAATATCCTTCCAGTGTGCTATGGATGGCAATACTGCTACCAAGGCATATCCACGTGGTGATATTGATACTCATACTGCAACTGATGCTGTATATGATCCTGCTACAGGTGTCATTACTATAACTACATTCTCTGATCACCGTATGGATAATGGTGATTGGATTAAGTTAGCAGATGATTCGTTGACATTTACTTGTCAGCAAGATAATGATGCTACTAATCATTCATATCCACGTGCTACTGATCCTATAAGTGGTAAATGGATACAAATCTTTGATGCTGTAGAAGTTACTAATCAGTTCTCTATTAGAGTATTAGATTCTGTTCCTTCTACTAATACAACAATTCATACATTTGTTTCTGCTACTGCTAATGGTATCAGTCAGAAACGTGATAGAGCATTTGAAGCTGCTTTACCAGTAGAATCTGTAGGTTCATCAATTCATACAGTTGAAAATGCTGCATATGATCCTGTAACTGGTATTATGACTATTACCATTACTGGACACTCATTTGCTAATGGAAATTATGTCAAACTGGAAAAAGAATGCCTTACGTTTAATTGCACTAAAAATAGCGGTGCTACCACTCATTCTTATCCTCGCTCAACAGACCCAACTTATAAAGATTGGTTAGTCATTTCCAATATACAGACAGATACATTTGATGTTAACGTTGGTATTTCTGGACCTAATGATGTATATGCTCATACATTTGTACCTGGCGCAGAAAATACTAATTGTTTAAAGAGACAAACTGGTGTTGTTACTGTTGATGTAGGTGAATCACCTATTAAAGAATTTACTCCTGGTGCTGGTACCACATATGATCCTGTTAGTGGTGACTTAGTACTAGCAATTGGTCCTCATAGTCTTGCGGTTGGTACTGCAATTAAGATTGCTACAAATTCATTGACCTTTGAGTGCGATAACGGTGGAGTTAGCACTGGGGTCTATCCTCGACCAAATGGTGCTAATACAGGTAATGGTGAGGATTATGCATACGACACATCCCTTGCTATCACTGCAGTTTCAGCGAATTCAATCACTGTAAATGTTAATGGTGGACAGGGTACTATTAGTCATAACTATCCACACACTTTTGTTTCTTCACTTGCTGGTGCTGTTAAGACTGGTGGTAACTATGCTCATACCTTCTCAAGTGCTTTAGTTGGTGCAGTTATACAGGGTGGAAATTATGCTCACACATTCGTTAGTGCTAATCCTAATGCTGTAGTTTCTGGAGGAAACTATGCTCACGAGTTTGTAACTGCTGCTGATAATGGTATTATACTAGAGAAAGGTAAGATTACACTTAATGTTGGTGCATCTCCTCTTGTTAATCACGACGTAACAAATGCTACATACGATCCTCAGACAGGTGATGTAGTTCTAACTATTGGTGCTCATAGCTTGACAACAGGTGAGAGTATTAAACTTAAAGAGAATGCCTTAACATTTACTTGTGCACAAGGTTCTGGTAATTACAGTTATCCGAGATCTGATGTCGAATCATTAACAGCAACTACTGGTACTACTTACAATCCAACAACAGGTGTGATGCAGATCACAACAACTGCTGCACACAACCTTGTAAATGGCGATTGGGTTAAGTTTGCTGCAAACTCATTAACCTTCAGTTGTGCTTTTGGTGGAACACCAACTGATAAAACTTATCCTAGATCTACAGATTATCCAAACGATAGATGGTTACAGATTTCTAATGTTACTGCAGACACATTTGAAGTAACTGTATTGGATGTAATTCCTTCTACTAATACTGATGCTCATACATTTGTCTCTGCTACTGCAGATGGTATCAGTGCTAAGAAGGATCCTTATTTCGATACTGCTATTCCTATTACTGGAACCTCTACAACAACAATTACAATTAATATTCTTAAGAGTGCTCCATCCACTAACACTACAGTACATACATTTGTTTCAGCACTTCCTGGAGCAGTAATTAGTGGTGGTAACTATGCTCATACATTCAAGTCTGCAACTGCAGATGCAGTAATTTCTGGTGGTGCTTACGATCATACATTTGTAAGTGCTACATCAAATTCAATTGGTGTATACAACGATCCTTATAGAGTTTCTAATCCTGTTGCTAATACATTCATCGATGCTGCTGGATTACTTAATTCTAATAAGACCTTCATTGCTAAGGAATCAGTCGCAAGAATGGTTGCTGCTAATGGAACAATACCTGATCCTGTGTATAAGGATTCAGTTTACATCAAATATGAAGGTACTCCTTTCACTGCTACAACTGGTACGACATATGATCCATCAACGGGTATTATGTCAGTCACTACAACTGTTGCTCACGGATTGAGTAATAATGACTGGATCAAGTTTGTAGATGGTGCTGTAACATTCAAGTGTGCTCACGATGGTAATCAAACTAATCACGCTTATCCTCGTTCTAGCGATCCTGTGGCTGGAAAGTGGTTGGAAGTCTCGAACGTAACTGCTACTACGTTCCAAGTTCAGGTTCTAGATGCAGTTCCTTCCACTAACGAAACTGCTCATACTTTCGTTTCTGGTCTTACAAATGGAATCATAAGGAAGGACGGATATATTACTCTTAACGTTGGTAAGTCTTCTAATACTAGTGCTCATACCTTCGTTCCTCAAGTAGGTAAGACACCTACTAATGCCACCTATAATCCTAATACTGGTGTAATGAACCTAGTGGTTCCTGATCACGGATGGGATGAAGGTGATTGGATTCAACTAGATGATAATGCTATTACATTTACTTGTCAGCAAGGTGCAGGAAATCATAGTTATCCAAGACCTATTACTAACACATTTACAGCAACTGGTCCTACCTCATATGATCCTAGTACAGGTGTACTATCCATAACAACCACTACTGCACACGGATTTGCTAATGGTGATTGGATTAAGTTAGCTGATAATTCATTAACATTTGAGTGCGATCAAGATGGTCGTGGTACTCAACATTCCTATCCTCGTTATGGTGATCCTATTAGTGATACTTGGTTAGAAGTTACTGTAGTTGACAATGATACATTCAATGTTAATTGCTTAGAGATTATTCCTTCTACTAATGTAACTACTCATTACTTTATGTCTGCTACTGCAGATGGTATTACACATAAGGTGGATCCTGCTAGTGGTGGATGGTTGCAGATTACTAATGTAACACCAGATTATTTTGATGTACAAGTTAATACAACTGTACCATCAAGCAATACTACTACACACACCTTCGTTTCTGCTGCTGCAAATAGTGTAAAGAGAGCAGCAATTGTAACAGGTGGTGCTTATGTTCATACATTTGATAGAGCACTTACTGGTGCAGTTAATGCTAATACAGGTGCTCAGATAACTCCTACTGGAGTTGCGTATGATCCTGCTACTGGTGATATGGTAATCACTAAGACAGGACATAACTTAACAACATCAAATACTGTAAGCTTTGATCCTTTATCCATCATATTAAGATGTGAGATGGATCAGAATGCTTCACCACACGCATATCCACGTCCTACAGACCCTGTTGCTGGAAGGGATTTGGTAATTAAGGCAGCAGATGCAGATACATTTACTGTGTTTGTTGGTAAGTCACTTGCTCAACCATTTGAACCAAGTGCTGCTACCTATGATCCTGCTACAGGTGATATGGTTCTTAATATAGGAGCACATAAGTTAGGTAGAGGAACAGGAATTAGATTTGCCACAGATTCAGTAGCATTTACTTGTGCTATGGATGGTGGTAATGCTGTTAAGACATATCCTAGAGCATCCTCTGGTGATGCACACGATGATTGTGTAGATGACGTAGTTGATATTTTAGATGGTATTATCTTTAACCTTAAGTATGGTGGTAACAACCGTGTTTGGGATGCTGCAGATCTTTATGTTGATAGGTCTGGATTCCTAGAGCATATCACACAACAGGTTTCACAAGTACTTACTGTATTCTCCGAAGTTAAGGATATTACTAAGGATGTTATACGTAATGATGCTGTTAATATAGTTGGTACTCACGGTTTAACACAGATTGTTAATACTAGTATTACACTTGAAACAGGACAATGTGCTGTTGTTGAACAAGCAATCAATACTTTTGTTCAAATTGTTGAGACTGCAGTACAAAACCCAAGTACATTTGAAGCAAGTGTTACTAGAACACTTCCAGAACTTTGGCCAATTGAGCATAGTACATTAGTTGCTAATAGGGATACAACAATCACTGTTGATTCTAATCCTCAATGTGCTCAGGTTGAATCTGCTATTAATACACTCTTTAGTATTGTTACTACAACTATTCAGGAAGCATATTACAACAATAACAATTATCTACTACAGTTATCTCAAGACTTCCCTAATCCTAATAGGATTCAGGTTGAGATGAGTAAGAAGGAGTTTGTTGCTGGTGAAGATATTCAAAGTGAAGCAACATTGAATACAATAGGTGTTACTAGTACTACTGTTGTTGCTCCAGGTGTTCAACAGAAATACTTTGGATTTAAACAAGGTAAGTACTACAAACTTGATAGCATTGAGTCTCAGTTCAATGATGCACAGACTATATTTGAACTAGAACGTGGTGGTGTTCCTTTCTATGCTGAAAGAAACCAAAATATTGTAGTTATATTGAATGGTGTTATACAGGTTAACCAAGTTGCATATAGAATTGAAGATAATATCATAGTTTTCACTGAACCTCCTTCAACTGGTTCTGCTTGCTTCATCCTATACTTCTATGGTTTAGATCCTGAGCGTGTTCTTTTAGGATATAACATTGAATCTCCTGGTACCTTCAAGAAGTTCTTTAGATTGACTGTTGACCAGCAAATCGTTCTTCCTGTTGAGGGTGCAGACTGTTGGGTATCTACTGATCCTCAATCTAATCCTCATACTTACGTTAATTCCTACTCTAGAGGTAGAATCTATAAGCAATCTTGGACTCCAGGACAACAGAACCTTCTATTCGTTGAGGGTGTTACTGCACAGAAAGCTAACTGGTTGAATGGTACTTTAAGTATTACTAGAGATAGGGGTGCAAGTCCTTCCATATTAGATGTAACAATTAATGCAGTTGAAGAAATTGTTGATTCTGATTTAAGAGAGAAATTATTCAATAGAAATGACAGATTTGAGTCTAACTTGAATCCTGGTGATCTTATTCAGATTGATGGTGAGGCAGATACACGTTCTATTATTCGTGCTGCTAGAGAAGCATTGGTAACTTCTGGATATGACTCAGACACTAGTGGTGCAGTGGGTTCATTCTTCAGATCTTATGAGTATGAAGTTGTAATTAACGTTGGTGCTTATTCTGGTCAGATTGAAGGTCAGGGTGCACAGGCAGTTGCACGTATTGATGCTGAACTAAGATTCCATACTTTAACATCTTCCAGATCTGCTGGATTAGAATTCCTTCCTGGTGATACTGTTGTACAGTATACAGATCAAAATGATACAAGTTCAGCAATAGTCTGGTCTGCTGAAGTTAAGAACTATGTTCCAGAAAGAAAGACTATTGAACTTAAGAGTCTCTATATTGATGGTGGTGCTAATACTGATCCAGTAGCTGCTAACTTCCGTCCAGGTGAAAAGGTATACATTGATGGTGTAGTAGGCACTGAAGCAACTGCATTACAATATCTGAAGCCAGGTGGTGTTAATAGTATCGTTCTTTCTAAGAGAGATAACTCTACTTACTTCGATAATATTAATGCTTGGAGACAAGATAATGTATTAAACAAAGGTCAGAATTTACTTGGTGGTGCATTTGTACCGAATAATGCTAGTGCATCTGATGTATCGCAAGAATATGACTTTAGTTCATCACTATTCTCTAGTGATTTACAATCACAGATTTCAAAGAATTATCGTGAACCACCCAGAATGATCTTCCGTAGTCAACCATTGGTTGATTCAAACGGTGATGCAGTAGGTTCTCCTACAGGTGGTGGTGCACGTGCTAATGCAATCGTAGTTAGAGGCGAGGTTGCTGATACTGAGATCATTACAACTGGTTCTGGATATAAGGTTCCACCTCAAATCTTGTTTACCAGAGGATACTTTGTTATCCGTAAGGACTCATTAGATATTACTACTCTGACTACATTCGGTGTTGAACCTGTTACTATTGATGGTTCTTCAACACTGAAATCCTTCCTTACAGCAATCAAGAAAGGTGGTTCTGGTGTTCCGTTTGCTCAATTTGCTTCCTATATGCCATTAGGCGACACACTCGTCTTTGGTAATGGTGGATCTCCAGCATACAGAATAAACAGATCCTATGATGGCACTATAATCTGGCATAAGGTTATAGACGCAAGTATAGAGGTCAAGCCACAACCAGAGATATATGTAAACCTTTCTCCTGAACAAGCTTTAGTAAGTTATCAGGGAACTAAGGTTACTAATACACAATGCACAGGTGGTGTTCAGGGCATCTCTGTTGCAATGACCAAGTACAAGAATACAGAGACTAAACTTTCTTGTAATGCTGGTGCTGTTGAGAAACAAGCAGGTAATAATCCTCAGATGATAGGTAATGTTTCCTATTCTGCTGGAAATCTTGGTCCTCATCTTAACTTCCTACAGAATTTCAAGTTTGAAATTCAACCTCAGTCAATTAGTTCTAGCGGATTAGCGGGATCATATACTGATGGTCAAGGAAGGACAATTAATTACGTAATGGGTGATATGACAATTGGATTCTTCTCTGATCGTTATCCAAACCTTACAGTTGGTGATTTTGAGAATCCTGAGGTATATAATTCACAGGTGAATGATCCTGGTGATACGAATAACTTCGTATTCCAACAGGGTTCAGAGATACACTTCGGTACTACACTGAAGTATGCTGCATTAGATAATCCTATTGGCGCAGATATTCTATTGGTAGAATCAACTGCTGGATTCCCTGCTTCAGGTGGATCTGTAATATTGGGATCTGGTGCTGATCAAACAAAAGTTGAAAAACTAACATATACACAAGCACTTCCTGGACGTTTAGTCGGGTGTACTCGTGTTAATCCTATTGGTGTTGTAGAGAAAGGATTCAACACCTACGATATGGATATACAGACATTTGTTGGTACTGCCAAAGTTTCGACAGGAACTGGTTCTGGTGGTACTACTAATGGATTCCTTTCAAATATAAATTATGTGGCATTTGGTGGTGTTAATATGAGCACCCCAAGAGAGGCAACATTCGGTGCACTCGACTTGACTACATACAGTACTGTGACCTTTAGTGCAATTAGAGGAAATGGTAGTAACGGTGGGGATGCACCTGCTGCTTCTGCTAATGACTTACTTGCTCGTTACAGTATTGACGGTGGTAATACATTCGTAGATATTGGAACCATTGTGGCTTTCGATGATACGAGTTTTGATACTTGGAACACGGTCAGTTTGACCATCCCATCTGCAGCACAGACCGCTACCACCATACTACAAGTTTACCAAGCTGCAGCTACAAGTACGAACACCGATGCGTTTGGTGTGCGCTTTATGTGGTTTGACGATGCGAATACAGACTCTTATATCGCGGGAGACTATGTAATCACCGCAGATTTAGATCTATAAATATAAATAACTTTCGGAAACCAGTCTCAGAAACTTCTTTTAGAAAACAATGTCCGCTATTATCACTGATCTGTTCAGGATACATAATGCCCAACAGTTCGTCGAGGCATTATCTGAACCAACAACCTCCACACCTGCAGAAGAGTCAGCAGCTGAGGCTGGTACCCAACGAACTAGACTCTACTTCTTTATAGGTAGGCCGCAAGAGTGGCGTGCTTATTTAGAATTGTATGCTATAAACAATACTTTCCAAGAAGGAGAAATTGTTTATCAAGGTTCATCTTATCCTGGTGGTGCCACAGTATATGGTACTGTCGAAAAAGTATTCCCCAATTCCGTCCTCCTTTCTGGTGTAAACGGAACTAATGGTCAGAACTCCAACTTTGTTGCTGGTACTACTGTAACAGGTAATACTGGTGGTGCTACTGCAAAAGCAGGTGTATGGAGAGTTGGTTCTGAGAACGTTCCCACACAACCATTTGACTCTCAGGAAGAGAAATTCGAGATCTACGATGATATGATCTCACTTAAGAGAGTTAAGAAGGATGATCTAACATTCGTAGTTAAGCGTTATAACTTCGGTGCGAACACAGTGTACGATATGTACAAGCCCGATTATTCTAGCGCAAAAACTTCTGCAACTGGTTCTACCTCACTATTTGCTTCCACATTCTATGTGATGAACAGCAGTTACGAGGTGTTCAAGTGTTTATATAATGGTCAAACACCTACCGATCCTAACGGTGTAGTTTCTGTAACAGAACCAACTAAGGTTCAGTCTATCTCTGGTATCTTTATCGAACCTGAGGATGCTGGTAACCCTGGCTATAGGACTGATGGTAAGCGTCCTTATGTTTGGAAGTATATGTACACTATCCCAACTGACAGTGTATTGAAATTCCTTTCTACTGACTTCCTACCAATTATTGAAGAAACTGCAGTAACATCTGCTGCTGTAGATGGTGCAATTGACACTATCCTTATTACAGACGCTGGTACTAACTATGACGCTGGTACTTACTATACTCCTATTAAAGGAGATGGTGCATCTGGTGTTGCTAAGTTAACTGTTGCAACTGGTGCAATTACTGAAGCTAGTGTACAAACTGCTGGTACTGGATACACATATGCTTCGCTTGATTTAAGCGATGTGTACAGTGATGCTGCTCTTACCACTGCTTCTAACATTGACGCTAACACAGACGCTACTGGTGGTGCTCTAGAGGTTGTTATTGTTCCTCAGGGTGGTCACGGTAAGGATCCAGTGGAAGAACTGGGTGGTAAGCGAGTTATGATTAACACTCGTTTAACCTATGATGAAGGAGAAGGTGACTTCCCAACAGACAACGACTTCCGTCGTATTGGTCTAATTCGTGATCCATTTAACTACGGTACTACAGACTTCGCAACCGCTGATAACCTAAGTGCTACTGCTGCTCTTAAGTTACAAAGTCCATCTGGTGATTTCTTTGTTGACGAGGAAATTTCTCAGACATACACCTCTGGTGGTCAATCTGTAACTGCTAAAGGTACAGTTGTTTCTTGGAAGGGAACTGTAAGTGGTGTTACATATAACATCATTAAGTACTTCCAGTCTCCTGATCGTCACACCCATAACGGTAAAGTTTACCCATTCAGCAATGGTTCTGATACCATATCTGGTGCAGGATCACTTTCTACTGCTACGGTAAATAGTACATATAATACTCCTGGTGGACAGACAGATGGTGGTGTAATCTTTGCAAGTGGTCTCGCTAACGCAGAAATTTCTAAAAATTCTGGCGATATCATATACATTGAGAACCGTCGTGCTATCTCTCGTGCTTCTGACCAGATTGAAGATATCAAACTCGTAGTCGAGTTCTAATTAAACAGAGTCGTTTAGAGATGCCGCAAAATACTAATCTGAATAGAACCCCGTATTATGATGACTTCGATGCGGGGAAGAATTTCTATAGGATCCTGTTCCGTCCAGGGTACTCCATTCAAGCAAGGGAGCTTACCCAACTGCAGTCTATGCTGCAGGATCAATGTGAACAGATAGGTAACAGTATGTTCAAACAGGGTCAGATGGTGATCCCTGGTGAAGTTTCATATACTGATACTTACGAGTATGTAAAATTAAGTAGCATCTCTCAAGTTGCTCAAAGTGTTGACGGAGAAATTAACTTCGTCAAATATGATATTAAGCAATTAGTAGGTAAGATTCTAGTAGGTCAAACATCTGGTGTTAAAGCATATGTTGATAACTATGCTTATGAAACAACACTAGATGCTGACACTATTTTTGTTAAGTATGTAAGTTCTGGTTCTGATAATATTGACGTTAAATTCCGTCAAGGTGAATCACTTAAATTAGAAAACGCAACAACAGATAATGACCCAACTTTAGTTGTAGGTTCTGATGGTATTAAACCATCCAGTAGTCTTGCAATGGGGTATGGATCTGCTGTAAACGTTCAAAGAGGTATTTACTTTATAAATGGTCACTTCGTTCAAAACGATGCTCAGACCTTGATTCTATCGAAGTATACGACTAACACTTCATATAAGGTTGGTTGGTCTATTACTGAGAGTATCATTACTCCTGAGGATGATATATCCCTTAAGGATAATGCACAAGGATATTCTAACTTCTCTGCTCCTGGAGCACATAGATTGAAGATTACTCTTCAGCTTGAGAAGTTTGCAATCGAAAGTCCTTCAAATAAGAATTTTGTACAATTAGTTTATCTGCAACAAGGTAAGATACAAAGGCAGATCAAACAAACTGCTCCTAGCCAGATAGAAGAAATATTGGCAAGGAGAACATATGATGAATCTGGTGATTATGTAGTTAAAGCATTTACATCTGACATCAAGAACTACTATCATAGTGATGGTAGTGGATTTTATAATGAGGATGCATCTACAGGTTTAGTAAATGGTATTAGTAAGGAAGACGCACTTAATAAACTAGTTCTTAATGTAGGACCAGGTAAAGCATATATTCGTGGTTATGAAGTAGAGAATGTTGATCCTAATTATATTGAATTAGATAAAGCAAAGCAAACTCAAAAGAGAGATAATACTCGTTTGTATGCTTCTCCTTTATCTCGTTTATCACTTCGTTCAGTATCAGGTTCTGTTCCTGTCAGTGCTACTGCTGATGGTGAAGCTACTCCATTTAAGAAGGTAGATCTATATCGTAAGTTCATTGATTCATATCTAGGTATCAATGGTAGAGAGAATGATTCAAGTACTGGTGTATACAGCGTTAAAGATTTAAGAGGATCTATCTATAATAATGACATTGGTGTAATGACCGTTTGGTGTTATAACGGTGTTGTTCCTGGAAATGGTGATGAGATTGATCTATCATCTATTTCAGATATTGTTGCTTTTGAATTAAATAATGGAGTCAAGAAAACTCTTTACCACTATAATGGGTCAACTTATGATCCTGTGGATGTTATTGCTGCTCGCTTTAACCTTAAATATAACAAAGATTCCGATGGTGTCTTAGCTTGGTCTCAAGAGACTGGATCCAACGGAATGAATGAGAATTCTGGTGGTAACCCAACTCACTTTATACAAGAATTTATTTTAAGAGCACCTATTAAGACTCTTAATAGTATCCACGCTTCATATCAGTCACACGGTCCTGTTAAAACTGGTGCATCTGGTGGTGGACAGCAGAATGGTATTACTTTATATGGTAATGATTCTGGTAGCATTTACTATGGTATGATCCTTGATTATACAATGGGTGTCACACCTATTATTGGTCGTGCTATAGCAAGAGATTTCAAATTTAATTCTGTTCCTAGTGGATTTGATAAGACTAAGAATGTTGTTGCTTCTGCAACTCAGCAAGATACTACATTCGATCTTTCTTATACAAACCCAATTCTATTCACTAAACTTAAGTTAACTGGTAATCACGCATTTGAAACTGGTTCTAATATAATTGGTTCTATCACTGGTAGTACTGCTGTTGTAGAAGGTGGTCTATCTGTTGGTGCAAATGATCCTGAGAATGCTACTCTATCTCACGGTCAGAACCTTATGCTTTCCAACGTAGTTGGTGAGTTCCAAGAAGGTGAGGAAATATACGATGCTGATAATAGCGAGAAGTCTGCTGTTATTGCAACAAATGGACGTATCAGTCACTTTGTAGTTCCTTATGGTGGATCTAACTATGGAGCTAGTGAGAACCTTTCATTGAAGATTGGTGATAGAGAATATCAGAGTAATTATATTGTTGTAAGTAGAGAGACTACTGCTGGTCTTGGTATTAATGGTCAAAGTAATTATGTTCACAATGTTCGTTTAACTGAACTTGGTAGAAGAGAAATCATTGATAGGTTTAACGTTCCTCCTATTTGTAGTGTAATTGATACTGGTACACATAGTGCTAGTGATCCAGATGCTTATGTAAGAGCTGTATTATACACAAATACTATACAGAATTTTGGTACTGAAGACATTCGTTCCGTTGGTATGCAACACGGAGCAACCAGTAAACTCTTTACTGGTGATATTCAGTATTCTTCAACAGATGCTGCTGAGTTAGTTACTATCACTAACAGTTTACAGTATTCTGGTCTCGCAGATTGTGATTATATTGAAGCAACAAACTTTACTGCACGTCCTGGTGATGAATTAAGAGAAGATGATTTAATTCAGATCACTGTTGACGGTAAGACATATCGTTATGAGGTTTATAGGGCTTGTAACCCATCTACTGAACGTACAGGTAGAATCTATATCAAACAACGTTTACTAGTTGGATTTAATTCTAATACTGTCACACGTATTAGAGCAAAGGTTACTAATGCTGGTAAATCAACCCTTATTCTTCCTCTAGCGAATTCAAAGATTGCTGGAACTATTGCTTCTGATGATGATAGTGGTATTACATACTACTCTAGAAGACAGTTTATTGAGTCTGTAACAATTAATGGTTCAGATAATACCGTTAGTATTGCAGCACAATTAGATTATGGTCAACAGCAATTTGTACCATTTAGTCAAGGAGATTATGTCCTTGAAGTATACGAAGCTGGTACGAGTACTGTTCGTTATGGTAGTGCAACAGGTGAACTTATTAAAGATGGTGACTTGTTGTACTTAGATTCATCTATGGTGGATGTAACTAGTGGATCATCAACTAATAATGCTGGTGCTCTAACTATTACTTTACCTGAGGGATATCTCTATGAGGGTGGTGGATTATCGTTAACCAATTTGAAGTTAAAGATATCTGCAACTATTGAGACTACTAAAGCAAAACCAAAATTAAAGACTTCAGTTAAGAATAAGAGAATTGTTCTTACTGCTGACTTAGATAACGATGTTATTCCTTTAAGAGGTGATGACTATGACAATCCAACTGGACAGGTCAAGTCATTCTCTGATGTTTATAAACTACGTTACATCTATGAAGGTGGTCCTGGTATAGCACCTACAGTTGATGAAGATGGTAACATCTTAGGAAATACTGGTACTAATATCACTGATCATTTCCTCTTTGATGATGGTCAAAGAGACAACTTATATGATACTTCTTCTATTGTTAGGAAGCCTGGAGTCAGAACTCCAACTGGCACATTGGTTATAGGATTTGATCACTTCAGTCATTCTGAGGGTGATTTCTTCACTGTAGATTCCTATTTGCACGAAAATGGTGTACCATATGATGAAATTCCTAAGTTTACCTCACTAGTACACGGTAAGAAATCTCTTTCAGACGTTGTTGATTTCCGTCCTCTAGTTGGTACTTCTGCAAGTATTCCTGGCTACGTTAACGCCAGTGTGATGGATCCTAACTCAAATGTCTCAGAAGTGTATACGATCGGTGGTGTTACTGCTGCTCTTCCTGCTGATACTAAGACTAGTGTGGGCACTCCTTTTACATTTAGTTGTACCTATAATTATTATGTTGATCGTATTGATACTGTATATCTAAAGAAAGATGGTGCTTTCATCGTTAAGAAAGGTGCAGGATCAACCAACCCTCAATCTGCTGAAACTGTAGATGAGGCAATAAAAGTATTCAAAATTTATATACCTGCTTATACCGATAACCTTAAGAAGATTAAGATCTTCCCTATCGATAATAAGCGTTTCACAATGCGTGATATCTCTAAACTAGAGAAGAGAGTAGAACGTGTTGAAAGGTATGCAATGATGTCTGTTCTTGAGCAAGCTGCTCTGAACACTCAAATTAAAGACAACCAGACTGGTTTAGACAGGTTTAAGTCTGGATTTGTAGTTGATAACTTTGAGAGTTATTCTCTATCCAATATTAATAACGTTGATTACAAAGCAGCGTTAGATTTGACTCGTGGTACTTTACGTCCAGAGTCAAAAGAGACTACTGTATCTCTAGTTGAGAAAGATCCTTCTGCTACAGCACGTGTTCTTTCCAATTATGTTGTTAATAATGGTGTTGTAACACTACCATTTTCTGAAGCAAACCTTTGTAAGAATATATTTGCAACAAACACTGTTGCAGTTAATCCTTTCCTTATTTTCAACTATAAGGGAATCGCAGAAATTTATCCTAATGTAGATCCTTGGTTTGACGAGGATGCACTTCCATCAATCAATAATAACGATAACCAGACATTAGATCCATTAGAGATCTATACAGATGGTGATGATGCATTATCTCAAATTCATAATGTTACTCAGATTGCAGTAACTGGTTCTAGTACAGAGTTTAGTAACGTTAACTCTTTGAGTTCTGATGCTCCTGATATGTCAGAATCAGAAGTTATAAACTCTTCTGTAACTAGTAGTTCTAATATTGCTGCTCAGAATACTGAGATACCATTACAACAGTCATCTACTACTATAGGAGAACAAGTAGTTAGTACTGCATTAACACTTTATATCAAGGAACAGTATATTACTTTCCATCTTCGTAGGATGAAGCCTAACACTAGGATCTATCCTTTCATCGATGGTTTGGATGTTTCTGGTTATATGGTACCAGACCGTAATTATTCTGGTCTGCCTAATTCTTCACTTAGAAAGTTTGGTGATGAGTTAGTCACAGATGATTCTGGTAATGCAACTGGTGTTCTTTTAATTCCAGGTGGTAGGTTACCAACCAAAGGAAGTTCTTATGAAGAGAACCCTAACGATCTAACATTTGATACTACACCTGGGCTTCACTTCCCATTAGGTGATAAGAAGATTAAGTTTACAAGTAGCAGCACTAATGTAGCAAAACCAGAATCATTTGCTGTAGTTACATTCCGTGCTTCTGCTATTAAGGAACCTGCACCTAACGATATTATCTGCTTAGAATCTCTTGATAATATTGATAAGGTAGATGGTACTCAGTACACAGAAAACATCTTAACTCCAGAAGTTAGTGTTTCTGACCCTCTAGCGCAGACATTCCGTATTGAAAGTTTTGAAGGTGGTGTATTTGCTTCTTCTGTTGACTTATATTTCTCAGCAAAAGATGCATCTCTACCTATCACTGTTAAGTTAACAGATACTATTGCTGGTAGACCTTCCAAGAATATTATTCCTGGATCTACTTGTGTAATGGATCCTAATACTTACATTAGAGTTATTGCTAGTGGTAGTCACACTTTAATCAGGAATGAGATAATTGAAGGTGACACTTCTAACGCACAAGGTCCGTTGATTGGTGTATTAGATTCACAGAATCAACCAGTACCTGTGGTCAATGATTCCTATACCCTAGGAACTTCACAAGTTTATACTCTGATTCTTGGAGATCACAATAAAGAAAACTTTATTGCTGGTGAACCTATAGTTGTCACTTCATTGACTGTTGCTAATAATGCAAGGTCTGGTGATGATATTGTCAAGATGAATATAGTCCTTGATTCTGGTTACGTTTCCGAGATCGTTGTTGATGATTTAGGAGATGGTTATGCTGGATCAACTACTATTACTATTGAATCTCCACAACTTCCTGGTGGTGTTACTGCTACTGCTACACCTCAAATTACAGACCAGAAAGTATATGAGATCACTCCTACTTTAGGTGGTAGTGAGTATACTACTGCACCTAGTGTATTAATCGTAAGTAGTAATGCAACTCAACTTGCATCAGCTAAAGCGATACTGAAGATTACAAAACCCGCAGTAAGAATGGGTGTTGCAACTTCTACGAAGGCACTTATTCCAACAGAATTCAAATTCCAATATCCTGTTTATCTGGAGAATGATAGAGAGTATGCACTGATTATTGAAACTAACAGTACTCAGTACGAAACATTCATATCTAGATTGGGTGAGACAGAGATTAACTCTAATTCTACTGTTACAACTCAACCTTTACTTGGTTCTCTCTTTAAGTCTCAGAACTCTAATCTTTGGACTGCTAACCAGTATGAAGATCTTAAGTTTGATATGTATATGGCTCAATTTGACACCACTAAGTCTGGTGTAGTTGAATTGGTCAATACTGATATGGGTTATCAACCACTTGCTAATAACCCAATTGAAACAAGTACTGCTGGTGCAAATGTTACTACAAGTCAGCTATTTGCTGCAAATAATAAGGTTATTAAGGTCAACCATAAGAATCACGGATTAAATGTAGGTTCTTACGTAGCACTTAAAGATTCCATCTCAGTTGGTGGTTTTGCTACTACTGCCTTAAACCGTCAGATTTTGTCTGTCCTAGATTGTGGAATTGACTTCTACACACTTGGAATGACTACTATTGCTGGTGGATCAGTAATTGGTGGTGGTACCAATGTTAAAGCATTAGGGCAAATCAAGTATGAGAAAGCTTTGGTCAAGTTAGACACTTTAGACTTCCCTGAGACTTCTCTCGAAACAACGGTCACAAGTACACAAGTCAAAGCAATTGACGGACGTACTACAGATCTTGTTGATTATACTCCTGATCTTGCACTTCCAATTGTTCTGAATAAGGAATATTATTTCCCCACCCAGAGAGTTGTTGCATCTAAACTGAATGAGAAACTATTTTCATCCCGACTTAATAATAAAAAGTCGTTTGTCATTAGTGCATCACTTAGCACTAACAATGCTAATCTTTCGCCAATAATCAATCTTAAGAATCCTAAGGCGATCCTTACAACTAATAGAGTTGAAGCAGCCAGTGGTTCTGAGACCAGATATGGTAGAAAGGTTCAAGAAGTAGAACTTAATAAGACAGTTATCCTGAGATTACTTGATAGTGCTGGATCTCCTGTTACTCTTGGTAGTACCGTTAACATTGAAGTTGGTGGTGGTATCGGACAGGCGATTAAGGGTCTAACATCTGGATGTAAGGGTACTCTCTCTTACTGGGATGCTGCAAACCCTGGCGAATTGTATGTAAGGATTACTGAAGGTGAAGGTTTTGTCCTTGGTGAGAGAATTGAATTTAGTGGTTCTTCTACTTACAATGCAGACTTTAATGGTGCTAGTGGTAACACAACATCAGCATCAGTTGCTGGTTTCGTGAAACCTATTACTATCACTGGTACTTTGCCACTTGCTCAGTTTGACATCAGTCCTGCTGATCTAATGGCCAATAGCACTGATACTAAGACTGGTACTGTTACACGTTGGAACCAAGAAAACTATCGTTTGATTTTCACATCTAACGATTCTGCCTTTGGATCTAGTGATTTGATTGGTGTTGGTACTGTTGGTACTGGACTCTACAATAATGGATTTGATATTATTAATAAGTCATTTAAGGTACCTGTTGGCATCAAGACAGTATTCTCAGCATATGGTTACTTATTCACACCAGATAGACTGAAAAATTCCTCAAACGTTGCTACATATGTTACGAAGGAAATTTCTCTCGACAACCCTGGTAACGGAATTGTACTGAAACTGAATGCTGCACTGCAAGAAATAGATGATGTAACCGTAATGTTCAAAGTGAAGCGTGCATCTCAACAGATATTCTTCAGTGATATTAACTGGTCGTACTTCAATGTGGATGGATCTCCTGACTTTGAAGTAGCACCTACCAGTGGAACTAATTTCTCTCCAACAACGGAGTCTCAATCAGACTTCAAGGAGTATAGTTACACTGTTTCTAACATAAATGAATTTACTTCATTTGCAGTTAAAATTATAATGAAGTCAAGAAATCCTGCACTTCCTCCTAGGATTAGGGATTTGAGAGCAATTGCAACCTTCTAATTATGAACAATTACAGTCAGGGTACTATGATAAATTTAAGAGAGCCGATTTTAGACTCCCTTCGATCCCATTATCAAGGGCAAATTGATAAGCATAAAGCAAACGTTGAGATCTATTTGAATAATCCAGTTGGTATAGGAGAACATCCTGACGTTACTGGTGCTATAGCAGATCAAATTGCAGAAATAGCAAAGTATGACGAGCAACTTGGTATACTTGAAAAGTATTTTTTGGGTAAATGAAAGTTATAGGTCATCCTGATTTTCGTAAAGATGAAGTGACTGGTGCTATTGTCAATTCAGACAAGAGTGCTTTTGAAGCATATAAGAGACAGAGAGCATTAGCTATGAAATCTCTTAGCACTGCTGAAGAATTAAATAATCTAAAGCAGGAAATGAATGAAATAAAGTCACTTCTTAAGGAAGTACTTTCAAAACTATAAATACTCACATAGGAAAGTCTATAGAAAATGGCACTTACACGAGTCAGGAGAACTGGTCTTAATGATGGCTTAGTTAGCGATGCTAAACTGGATAGTGGTGTAGGTACCCAAGCGGTCACCACTGCTGTTATCAGAAACGGAGCAGTTACTACTTTAAAATTAGCAGATAACGCTATCACAACTCAGAAACTGAGTTCTAGTGGTGGGTTGGAAGCTGTTGGAACAGCAGTTATACAAGACGGTGCAGTAACACCACCTAAGATAGATGGTACTGCAACATTTAGTTTTAACTCAGTTTCAGTTGCAACCGCACTTGCTGTAACTGGTAAGGTTTCTAGAGACGATGCTTCAGGAACTGATGTTTCAGGTTCTGATTTAATTATTGCTGGTGGAGCTGGTACTGGTTCTGCATCTGGTGGTTATGTTCGTGTAAAGACTGCAAAAGCAGGTGGTGCTAGTGGTAGTTCCGTTAATGCTTTAACAGACGCACTGGTTATCACAGGTCAAGGTAAAGTTGGTATCGGAATTGGATCACCAACAGAAGATTTGGAAGTTGCTAATAATGTTATTATTAACGGTGAATTACAGGTACTAGGTGGTACCACAACCGTTTCTACCACTAACACAGTTGTTGGTGATAAATTAATTGAACTTGGTAATGGAGTTCTTGGAACACCATCTGGTGACGGTGGTATTGTTCTAGAACGTGGTGATCAAGATAATGCTTTTATTGGATGGGATGAGTCGGAAGATAAGTTTGCATTAGGTACTGGTTCATTTACTGGTAGTACCTCTGGTGATCTTACATATACTATTGGTACTCTTCAGTCCAACTTAGACGCATCTGAAATTGATGTTTCTGGTGCATCTTCATATGTGAAGTTTGATGGTGCTACTGTAACAATGGAACCAACTGGTTCTAACGTTGCACTGTTCAAGCTTGACGCAACAAACAATAAGATTGGTATTGGTCAAGATCCAAACAATGCCCTTGCTCAGATATTGCAGGTCAATGGTACCGTAGGAGCAACCGCATTTATTGGAGATGGTAATGGATTAACTAACCTGTCTGGTTTCACTGGTGCTGGTGATGGTACCGAGAGTATTCCAGGTATTAGTTTTTACCAAGACCAAGACAACGGTTTCTACCGTCCAGCATCTGACCAAATGGGTCTATGTTTAGGTGGAGACGAAAAGATTCGTTATAATGATCAAGCAGATTCTTTAATTACGGTTAAAGATATTCACGGTCAAGATGCAGGAACAGTTACTACTGCTGCTATAGCCGCTGCTGTGATTGATACATTTACTGCTGCTGATTATAGTAGTGGTAAATATGTGGTTCAGTGCAAATCTGGTGCATATGTTCAGGCAAAAGAAGTCCTGATCATCCACGATGGTACTGATATCTTCATTGAGGAATATGCTACTATGACATCTGGTGCTATTGCACAGGGTGGTCTTGGTACAATATCTGCTCAGTTTAACGGAGCAAATATTGAGGTGATCTTTACACCAGTATATGCTGTGAACACTGTCAAGTTCTTCAGATCCCTCATCACATCATAGTATAAATAAAACCGAGCACACCATATCCTGAGATCTGATGCCAGTCAGAAATGTAGCCAAAACTTTTACGTTTGAACAGCAACGTGTTGAAATTAACAACATCGGTGCTGATAATGGCGACTTTTCTGATAAAATCGTCGCTCAGTCGGTTGCAAACAATATGGTTGCCCAAACCATTACTGATTGTTTGCTTGAATTGGATACGGAGTTGGGTCCAATTGCTTCACTCACGAGCGAAATTCCCGCTAATGATAAAGACAACGTTGTCGAGGCAATTAATTATATTAGTGATACTATTATCAAAGGTTTGTCTAATCTGACTACTACTGATAAAACAAGTATCGTCAATGCACTTAATGAACTTGATCAAGATGTAGGTAACTTGGGTAACTTATCTGCTAACATCGTTGATCATTCTAGTTTAGTTGCTGCTCTTAATGAAACAAAGGATATCATTGTTGGTGTTCTTTCTAACTTAAGCACAACATCTAAATCTAGTATTGTTGCTGCAATTAATGAAGTTCGTGATATTACTATTGGTAATCTCGCTAACTTAACAACTCAAAACAAAGCTAACCTCGTTAATGCGATTAATGAATTGCAGGCTGAGGTGAATACCCTTGCTGCACAGGTCGGTGTATCTGTTGAAGCGGGTCTTGACGCTACTGCACTTGCTATCGCTCTCGGTTAATAACAAATGGCAAATAAATTTATTTCAACCTCAAAGCAAAACGTAGGTACAACCGCAACTTCAATCTATGCTGTTGAACTTCAAGGAACACAAACCGAGAAGCAAACTGTTGTCATTGGATGTAACCTATCAAACACCACTCAAACAGCGGTGATTGCTGAGGTACAAATCAATAGGTATCCTGCATTTTCCATCGATCCTCAGTATCCTAAGGATGATGTTTATATTGTAAGGAACGTTCCTATTCCTGCTGGATCTGCATTTGAAGTTATGCAGGGTCAGAAAATCATTTTAGAGTATAACGAAGACGCATATAGGGCGACAACTCCTGGTGTAAGTGATACTTTAGCTGCTAACGTAGCGTCACCAAGTGTTGTTTCTATAACAATTAGCGATAATACTGGACCGAAATTAATCGCACAGGATTATATACTCATCAACAATGAGATTATGAAGATTACTTCTCTAGCAGGTGCTGGAGATACTACTCTCAACGTTGATAGAGCACAAGCAAACTCAACCCCTACTACTCATACATCTGGTGATTCTGTTACAAAGATAGATGTGGGATTGGGTGACGAGATTTTAATTAAATCTGACACTACCAATGCGTTAGATTGTATTGCTAGTGTTATGGAGGTATCAGTCTAATGGCGTATCTTGGTCTTAATCCAGAAGCGTACGTATCGAAGATCCAAGAACTCCAAGATATTTCATCTAGTTTTAACGGTTCTGATACAAACTTTCCATTACGTACAACAAACAATGATGTTGTAACAGTTGCACAATCTATGCAGCTGCAAGTCAGTTTGAATGGAGTTTTTCAACAACCGAATACAGGTAGTTCATCTTCTGCACCAGGATCATTCTGGGTTCAAGGAGATAGAATATACTTTGCTGAAGCACCTTCTACAGGTGATGTATTTTTTGGACAAGTACAGAATTCTGTAGTTAATAATATGGATCGTTCAGAGATCTTCTCTGAAACGTTTACTGCTAATGGTGTTGATTCTGACTTTGTAATGTCAAAGGCACCACCCAATGTTCACGCTATTTTGGTGACTATTGATGGTGTTGTACAGCATAAAGAATCATATACTTTAGTATCTCAGAATTTAACTCTACGTTTAGATGCTGCTCCAGATATCAACAGTAAAGTTGAAATCACTCATATTGGATTTTCATCTTCACTTGTTGGACCTACCAGTGCGGTATCTTCTTTCTATGGAAGATCAGGTGCTACTGAACTTCTAGCTACTGATGATATTAATGTCAGAGACGTAGATTGTTATGGATCTATAGGTGTAGGAAACTATAGTCCAACGTTTAGGATAGATGTTGATAGTGGTGCAAGTTCTAATGCACTTCGTATCAAAGCAGATACCTTACCTAAACTTACTATCGAAGATTCCTCTACAGGAGGAAAAACAGAATTAGTTCAAAATGGTAATAACTTCCATATGTTTGCCGTGGTCAGTGGAGTATCCACTGATATTCTGGTATCTGATGGAACTTATATTACCACTGAGAACTCTTTAGGATCATTAGCTGACAGAACAACTGTTAATATCGCTTCTGGTTCTACTGGTGTAACTCAAGCACTTAATGATAATTCTACTGCAATTGCTACAACTGCTTTTGTACGTCAGGAAGTAAGCGATTTGATTGGGGCTGCGCCAGCTGCTTTGGATACATTGAATGAATTAGCCGCTGCATTGGGCAACGATGCTAACTTCAGTACAACAATTAACAATGCTATTTCATTAAAAGCAGACGCTACTGGTGGTACTATTGGTACCGCAACTCTTAATAATGCTACTATAAATGGTGTAAGTATCCAGGCAGATCCTGGTGGTCCTACACCCAATACCATCCGTTTAGGGAACGTTATTTTCCCTGCTACTCAAGTGGCAGAAATCGGATATAACCTCGTTGTAGCGAGTAGCAACATCGATGGAACTGTTAATATGGAATTCAGTGATCGCAATGAAATGCGAGACATCTGGTTGTTCAGCTAAATACCAAGGAGGCTCTAGTATACAATGGCTCTTTCAAGAGGAAAACTAACAGGCACGGGAGGGAAGAATATCCTATTTGTTCCATCTGGAACAGCTGGTACTCTTTATGTTAACCCTGCCACAACAAAGACTTATATAAAAGGATTTGTTCTTTTTAATAATAATACCACAACAGAGACTGTTAACCTATATCTTGTAGAAGATAATGTAGGTGCTCTTGACACTGTTGATGCTGCAACTAAACCTCAACAGTTTGTTAGACAGGAGTTAGCATCTGGTGAAACATTCTATGTTGAACTAAATTATCCTGTTGTATTAGAAGACGAAAATGATGCAATCTATGGTCTTACTGATACATCAAATAAAGTAACCTGTATTCTTATAGGTGATAAGGAAAGTTAATTATGCCTTTTCGCGTCGGTAGTCTGAAGACTCTTAATTACGAAAGTCGGTTAGACAATTTGACCGATGAAGGACATTTGCGTCCGTTTTTCGACACTACAAAAATTCGTACATCTCCATTTGAAGCAACTCGTACTATTCAAGTAGTACCTCAGAATGGAGATCCCACTATTAATCACAATCTTGATTCACAGGGTAAACTCACACTTCAAAGGGGTGAGTATATACTAACAACTGTTGTTACTCAAGATGCTGTATTCACTGCGCAGTTCACTATGTGGGGTGCTGGTGGAGCAGGTGGTGCAGGTACTGGTGCCATAGGTGGTGCTGGTGGTTACACTGCTGGATATTTACAATTACAACCTGGGCAATCTTATTACATTTGTGTTGGTGGAGGGGGTGACCCTCGTGCTACTGCTGGAATCACCGCTGGTGGTGAATGTGGCGGTGGTTTAGCTGGTATAAATGGTGCACAGTATGGTGGTTGTGGAGGAGGATTTGCTGGTATATTCAGGAATTCTGCTGTTCAATCCAATGCTCTAATGATTGCTGCTGGTGGTGGAGGTGCTGGTGCTGATCAGAGAGGCGGTGCTGGTGGTGCTCTTAATGGTCAAATAGGTCAACTATTCGATCAAAGAGGAGGTGGTGGAGGTAGTCAAACCGCTGGTGGTTTTGCTGGTTTCACTGATGCTCTTGATGGTGCTTCTCTGGCGGGTGGTAGAGCAGGTATGTTGCTCGTCTATCCTGGTGGCGGGGGTGGAGCAGGCTACTACGGAGGTGGTGGCGGCGGTTCAGGAGATACCAATGGCCACGGTGGTGGTGGCGGAGCAAGCTACATAGATCAGACTAGGATTGAAGCAGGAACTACTTCAGGGGGAACTAACGAAACTCCTGGTAATAATGGTGATGCTGATAGAGGAGTCGCAGGTGAAGGGGGTGCTCAAAATGCCTCAGGCACTGATGCCAAATTCATTATCATATAATAAATAATTAAAAAGCAATGGCGTATCTAGGTGTCACACCAAAAATAGGTAACATCCGCAAACTGGATGACGTTGCAGCACAGTTCAACGGTGTTGCAGTAACGTTTAACCTGCGTGTTGGTGGGCAGGTAATTTATCCTGGATCTCCCTTGCAGATGCTTATATCACTTGGTGGTGTTCTGCAAGAAGCAAATACTTCATATCAGATTAATAACGATCAGATTACCTTTGCTGATCCTCCAAACCCAGGAATTGATTTCTTCGGATTGGTTATTGGTGATACTGTAGATGTTGGTGAACCTTCAGATGGTACCATCAATGCAGTTAAATTAAATCAAGGTGCCACCTTTGTAATGGGTGGATTAGAAGTTAATGGTGCTTGTGCATTTGATAGTTCAACATTAACAATCGATGCAATTAACCACTTCGTTGGTGTGGGAACTGCATCTCCTACTTCCAGACTTCACGTATCTGCTGGAGATATTCAGTTAGATGGTACTAAAGGTACACTGTATGGAACTGGTAATACTCAAGCTTCAGTAACGGGTAATACTGAAAGTTTAGTTTTAAGATGTACTGGAGCAAGTTTGAACGGGTCTGTTCAGTTAACTCCTGCACATACTCTTGTTAATAATACCCTAAAGATTTTTGATAGTGGTGGATTTACTAAGTACGATACATCTGCCAATATAAAGTTTACTGCAGCAGAAGGAACAGCAGCAAACTCTCAACTTACAATAGATGATACTGCAGTAACAGTTGGTAGAGCACTTAGTGCTACTGATACTATAACAGCAGTAGGAAATATTAAAACTAATGCCAATATTTTAATTGGCACAAATAACGCATCCGACCACATTAATATCACAGATAAGACTGGTATTAGTGCTGGAACATTAACTACAACATCTGCAACAGAAACATTTGATAGTTTGACTGCTGCAAATGTACGTGGTGCAAAGTATACAGTATATGCTTCTCACGGTGGACACGTTTCTACTAGTGAGGTTATTTTAACTCACGATGGTACTGATGCATTCGTGGTAATGTTCGGAGATGTGCATTCAAATCCAGGAACTGCAGTAGCAACTTTCAGTGCAGAACTCACTGGTGGTAATTTAGAAATCAAGGCAACTGCCACTGTTGGAACATTTATTCAGTTCACACGGATTACAATGAACGTGTAATTGTATAAATAGAAGTTGATAACCTATATTCCGAAACCAATCGGGGGGACAGGGAACCACGATGGCAACGTCAAACATTAATTTCAACGCTAAAAACGGCTTAGCGGTCGCTGGCACCGAAGTTGTTGATGGATCCAGAAACTTGCGTAATATCGCAACTGGGAACATCACAGGAGACTTAGACATCGGTGGCGACATTGACCTAACAGGTACTAATAAAACACTGAAGATAGGTGGTGTTGGTATAACATCACAGATCGCTGCGTTGTCCATCGCTCTCGGTGGTTGAGTACGCTAATATTTTCTATCTAAATAAAAAAAGACTTAGGGACTAAAAATGGCAAAGAAACTAGTCAGCGACTATACCTTTGTGCCGTACGATCCCGTGACCCTAACGGGTGGTACGGTTACTATTAAGGATAATGTTCAGGGGGAACGAATACTCCTGATCACAAACGTCACGGATAATGTTATTCTGTATAACTTCTCCGACCCGACAAAAGGGTTCTTACCCTCTGCAAACAAAACTGGTTGCGACTTCAACCAAGATTTTGAAGAAACAGTAATTACGCTGGCTACTGACACCAGCACTATGGATACAGCGGATCAACTCCAGATCTTCGTTGAATCCGAAGCAGCAGAGTTTGAACCATCAGAAACCCTACTCGATCCAGTATCGAAACTGAGAGTCTCTAACCCAGAGACAATGATCGACACCGACTTTGAGTACGGGCCTCAGGCAACTAAGTGGGAAACTCTACAGTTAGTTAACAACATTCCGTCAACGTATTCTGCAACGTCTGACACCACGATTCCTTATATCGAGAGTGTTGAGTGTACTGCCAACTCTGATACAATTACAATTACTACATTATATGAGCACAGTTTAACTGCTGGTGTTCCTATTGTTGTAACTGGTCTTGCATCTACAACTGCTGAAGGTTCATACCTTATTCAGTCAGTACCTAGTGCAACTACCTTCACATATAAGGCACGTGCTACTCAGTCAATTAGTGCTGATATATCTGGTTCTTATACAAGTATCATTCCTGGTTTGTTCTATGAGGGTTCTGCCATTTCCCTAGAACCAAACAAAGGTATTGTTGCTGACACGTTTGAATATGTTGTTACAGTCTCAAACGTTGGTGGACAGAACTATTTTGCTATTGATGGAACAGTTCAATCTTCGACTTTGTTTACCGTTAATAAGAACGGTATGTACATCTTCAAGGTTGATGATGCATCAAACATTGGTCACCCATTCCGTGTAAGTACAACCGCTGATGGTATTCACGGTGGTGGTGTTGCATATACCGATGGTGTTTATGTAAACGGATCTGAAGGTACTGCTGGTGCTTATGTCCGTATATACGTAACAGATAATACTCCTGCTACTTTGTATGCATATGATGCACAGGCAGGTAACACAGGTGTTGGATTTGAGATGTCCTTCGCACCTGCAACTACAACGAAGGTGGTTCTTTCAACTGCTTATGAGAACGGTTTCGCTGACGGAACTGCACTCTACTTCGTTAACACAATTTCTCCTAAGATCTTACAGGTAACCAATACAACTGCAACAGCCGCTGACGGTCGTGCTGTAGTTGACTATGAGGATACCTTCTCTGGAACACTCAATCCTGATATGACTGAGTTCCAGCCTTATGATCATAAACCAACTGCACTTTGGACAGTCAATGATTCTAACGTTGACTACACTAACAGTACTATTACGTTAACTGGTACTAATGCTAACTACTTCCGTAACAGATACTGCTTACTGTACTATCCAAACCCAGGTGACTACTGTATTGAAAACCTTCAGCGTAATGGTATCTACTACACTCGTGTAGAGTCTACTTCATCTGCTGATGGTGGTACTGCAGTTATTAAACTATCAAACGCATTCTTTAGTGGTGGATCAGGTGGTAACCCAGGTCAGAATGGTATCATCAACCTAGAGAATGATGCAAGTTCCTTACAGAACAATGCTGCTACTTACAACTTCGGTAAGCACAACTTTGCTCTAGTCCACAGGTATTGTATGGACTACAAGCCTTGGTGGGACTGGTACTGGAGGTGGAGATGGATGGCTTGGAACTACGGTTCTGACTATTCAGGTAGAGACTTCTGGGATGTTTCAAACAACAGAGGTATTTCCAACTCTGGATGGAACAAGGCATATTATCTGACAATGAATCGTCGTCAGTACAATGGTTCAGGTGAACTGAATAACAGTAACTACGACGGAAGATTTAACAACAACTGGTACCACGGTGGTAACTCAGTTTGGGGATGGTCTCCAGGCTGGAACTACGGTGACTACCTACCAGAGTCTGAAACTACTCTAACTAACGGTCGTTGGAACCCACTATATGACCGTTCACATTATTGGTCTAATAGGTGGCGTTACAACTACTCACTAGATGCCAACAACGGATTCCACTTCAGATATGGATACGACTGGTGGTGGGCATACTATCGTGGTCACGGATCTTGGGTTTGGAACTACAACCAAGACTACTATGGTAACGCATTCTTAATGCTAGTACAGGATCGTTCAAATGATGACGATACATTCTATGTACCTAATCACGGTGCTGTAACTAACGACCAAGTAACTATTACTAAGACAGCAGGTAGCGACCCTCGTTACTATTCTAACGAGTCTAGTATCTCTGATCTTACACTTCCTGCTACAGTATACGTTGAGAAGGTTGACAACAACCGTTTCCGTATTAAGTCCAGCACAGGTTCATCTCCATATCGCTTGATTGATGCTCGCGGTACTTATGGAATGACTGGTATCTTTGCTAACCCAACTAGAAACTCCATCTACTACGAGAATCATAACCTCTCTAACGGTGAGCGTCTATTCTATACAACTGCTGGTACCGCTATTGGTAACCTAACACCAAGCACACAGTGGTATGTTAAAGTTGTTAGCAACGATAGATTTGCATTAGGTTCATCTTCGTCCTTTACTTATCCTGACAATGCTCAAGATCTCACATCGGCTGGTTCAGGTACTCAGGTCTTCGAGAACCAGACTGCTGCTTTTGGTGCGACTGACGGTGCTTACAACGTATCTCTCGTCAAGGATCAAACTCAACTCGTTGTCGATGTCCCATTCCAGATCGTACCGACGACTAAGACGTTCGATGCGCGTGACACGGGCTCGGGTGGAGTTGTCGATACGACAGATAATTGGCTCCAGATTGAGAACCACTTTATGAGAACTGGTCAGCGTCTGATTTATCAGGATGCTGGAGGAACAACTATTGGTGGACTAACCGATAACCGTGACTACTTCGTCATTGTTATTGACCAAGACCACATTCAACTTGCAGAAACAGCTGCCCTCGCAGAGGCAGGTACTGCAGTTGCCCTAACAACTGGTGGTTCACAGACACCTCTACAAAAACTAATCCATACTAATATGGATGGTCAGGTTGTAGGTGCTGGTACCATTGCTTGTACAACTGGTTCTCGTGTTATTACAGGTACTGATACTAACTTCACTCGTTACTTCAAGGTTAACGATAAGTTCAGGTACGTTAATAACAACTCTGCTACAACATTCACGATCGTAGAAAGCACAATTTCTGCTATTAAGGATGACACTGAACTCCTAATAGAAGACGCTGCTTCATTCACTACGGGTGCTGTTAACTCTTCTGGTAACACCGAATACTTCATCGATACTGCGATATACGTACGACCCGATGGATACTTCCTACACAGACCGTTTGACGGTGGTATGGAAATCGGAACCAGTAAGTCACCTGATGGTCAGATCGTCAGACAGACACGTAGATACTTCCGTTACCAGTCAGGTAAAGGTATTCAGGTATCTCTCGCTATTAACTTCTGTCCTAAGAACCCTGCGATTCGCGCATACTACTCACCATACGTTGATGGAACGACCTTCCACCGTGTTATTGTTGAGACCAAACTACCTCACAACCTTGAGGTTGGCACCAACATATCATTCGTGGACGCAACAGATTCTACCTATAACGGATTCTGTACAGTTGCAACAGTCGATAGTGCATTCCAGTTTAGTTACATCCTAGATTCTGCACCTACTTCTAGTGCTGCAGGTGGATTTACTGGATATCACGTACTCAACTGGTCTAACTCTAACGTACGCGCAGGTATGTTTGACTTCCAGAATGGTATGTACTTCGAGTACGATGGTCAAATTCTGAACGCCGTTCGCCGTAGTTCCACAACTCAGTTAACAGGTCGTGTATCTGTAACACGTGGTTCTAACGTTGTAACAGGTTCCGATACTGCATTCCTCTCGCAGGTAGATGTCAACGAGTACATCGTTATTCGTGGTCAGTCGCATAAGGTTATCCGCGTGGTTAACAATGATCAAATAATCATTCAGCCACAGTACAAGGGTATCACTGCTGCTAACATCATTCTGACTAAGACAATCGATACTAAGGCACAGCAAGGTGCTTGGAATATCGATAACTGTGACGGTACTGGTAAGTCTGGATTCATACTGGATATCACTAAGATCCAGATGGCCTATATGGACTACTCTTGGTACGGTGCAGGTAAGATCCGCTATGGATTCAAGGATCAGAATGGACACGTCAAGTACGTACACGAATTCAAGCACAACAACCGTCTAACGGAAGCATACTTCAGATCAGGTAACCTACCTGCTCGTTACGAGATTCAGAACGTCGGAATTCCAACTTACATTCCAAGTCTGTTCCACTGGGGTACTTCTGTTATCACCGATGGTCGATTTGACTCTGACAAAGCGTACCTCTTCACTGCATCTGGAAACCTACTTAAATTCACTAACGAAGTTTCACAGAACGCAACTACTCAGTCTAACTCCAATATCTACAGACAGTACGACTTGGGTGAAGGTTGGGCAAGAAACCAGAGGTTCTACATCAGATGTTACTTCCCAACTGGTGAAGCATCCAAGCTAACGCAGGGTACTACAGTGTATCAGGCAAGTGTAGCAAACGGATGGTACGTTGATGGTCGCGCTATCTACCGTTCTCGTGTTTCTGGAGGTAACCTAGAAGTTGACTTCCTATACATCGATTCCAACGGTAACACTACGTTCCAGTGGAACCAAGGTTATAGCATCATCAACTCCGCATTAGGCAACCCTGCAGTTCCTAACGGTACACAGTTCGCTGTTGGTGCACCAGCTGGTACAGACAACACCGTTCCTTCGCAGATACCTCTTGTATCAATTAGACTGTCACCTTCTGTTGACTCGTCTCTATCTGGTGGATTGGGTGAACGTGAAATTATCAACCGAATGCAGTTGCAGCTCAACTCTCTCGACGTTGTTAACACACACGAGTGCGAAGTAAAACTAGTACT